CTGTCTTTTACTCAAATCTTTTGTCGATTGGAGTGCCGCTTTGGAGGGGCGACCGCGCTTCGCTACGGGCTTGTCCGCCATTATACACACATCCTCTATATTTTGCTACATTACGGTACCTATACAGGTGGTCAGTGGTAGTCGGCTGTCGTCGTAAGGCTTTCGGCTGTGCTTTTGTTGTCAGCAGTTGTCGTTAGGCTGTAGCTGCTAGCCGCTGTGTACCTGTATAGCTAAACAATAGCATATATCTTATCATATTTTAGAGCAAAAGTCAAGAGCTAGAGCGTAAATAGTAGCTTAACGGCCCACGCAGAGGGCTAAATGGTAGCGTAGCGGCCCATGCAGAGCGTTACGGCCCATGCAGTTTTCCATATTGTTCACTTTTTGTACAATTTGCAGGCATAATGCGCTATACAGGCCAATTGAATTGTGTGCAAAGTGTGCAGATTGGTGACCGTTTTGGGTTTCAAAATGGACTTTTTGCAAAGCGGAGCAGCACCCCGCATCGGACCGCCGCGCAACAGGCCCTCCCCCGCCCCCTACGCGCCAGGCGTTATGTTATAACATTACACACAGCAGCGCATCGGGAGCGCATCGGCAGCGCATCGCCAGCGCAGCGGTCGCGCAGCGTATTCTATACCAAATTGGTAGCAGAAAGGGGGCAAGGCGGGAGCCGCTACGCCAGCGCCACGCCAGCAACGCGCTAGCAACGCGCCCCGAAGTGTTACCGTTACTGTTACCGTGTTACGTTACCTTCGGTAACACTATCGCTACTCAAAGTAACACTGCGCCTAGCGCTACGCTTGGGGCAATACGCCTAAGCCTTTGATTGTGTTAGTGTTTCCAAAGTTGGCACGCCTAGTGCATTGTATATAGCGTCACACCACAAAACGCAGAGGCACACACAATGGCAAAGTTAACGAAAGCACAACGCAAAGGCCTGACGCGGCTTATTAATTCCCTTAAGGCTGCTGATATATTGTTTGAAATGGCATCAAAAGAAGAAAACGCAGAAGAAATGACACGCTGGCGCTTTGAAGGTTATCGCGTCATGGTTGAATTTGCCGATACTTACGGAATTGAATTGCCTTATTTAGAAGAAGCACGCGCCCAGCTTCAAGAAGAAGAAGCGCCGCGCACTGTTCTGGAAGAAATACTAGACAGCTTCTAACGCCGAAACGCCCGCGAGGGCGTCCGTGACGGGGTGGCTCCCCGCGCGCTGACGAGGCAAGCCGCTAGAGAATTTGGAGCACACAACATGAACGAGCTATTCATCCGCGCGGTTGACGTTTACGGCCAGCGTAAATTCTACCCCGCATGCGAGAAGGCCGAAACGCTCGCCCGCATCGCTGGCACCAAAACCCTTACGGAAGGGACGCTGGAGCAGGCGCAGAAGCTAGGCTTCAAGGTGCGCTTGCAGCAAGAAATGGTTTGTGCCAAGCTTGGCTTCTAATTGGGACTTAATGGAGGAAACACCATGGAACGAATCACGATCAAGCACCTTCGCCACGTTGTCGCACTTCTTAACGATGCAGCGGGCGCGGCCCGTGAGCCTTACACGCGGGACGAGCAGGGCCAGTTCCGCGCCAACGTTGGGACCTTCACCATTGACCGCGCATACGGCGGCTTTCGCTTAGAGCGCATCACCAGCGAGGGCGGCGGCGCTCGTGATATCTCCCCACGTGGGACGGCTCGCGAGGTTCACGAGTTCATCCGCGCCATGCTGGCGGGCCTTGACCTTGCGCAGGAGGTGGCAGCATGAACGCCGCAGCACGCAAAGAATACGAACGCCACGCCCGGCTTAATCGCTGGGCAGCATGGGCCGGCATGACCATCGCGGCCCTTACCATCACCGCCGCCGCTTCGCTACTGCTTGGGACATGGTGGCTCGCTGTATCGCTAATATTCACGGCATAGGAGTGACGCAAAATGAAAGTTTTAGTAGCTTGCGAGTATTCGGGAACGGTGCGGGATGCGTTCATTGCGGCAGGGCACGAAGCCCTTTCGTGTGACCTTCTGCCAACAGACGTTCCAGGCCCCCACTACCAAGGCGACGTGCGCGACGTGCTGCACGATGGCTGGGACTTGATGATTGCGCACCCACCATGCACACACTTGGCCGTCAGCGGTGCGCGGTGGTTCAAGGACAAGCAGGCCGAACAGGCCGAAGCGCTGGATTTTGTGCGCTTGCTGCTCGACGCACCTATTGAGCGCATCGCGCTAGAGAACCCAATCAGCGTAATTTCAAGTCGCATCCGAAAGCCCGACCAGATCATCCAGCCTTGGCAGTTTGGGCACGGCGAAACGAAGGCTACCTGTCTGTGGCTAAAGGGTCTGCCGAAGCTGGAGCCTACCAACATCGTAGACGGGCGAGAGGCGCGCGTGCACAAGCTGCCGCCGAGCGCTGACCGCTGGAAGATTCGCTCCACAACTTACAAAGGAATCGCCGAAGCAATGGCGCAACAATGGGGAAAAATGTAATGGAAATCAATGCTTTAACTGTATACCTTGCCCTCGGGATAGTGTGCGCGCTCGCTATGTGGGCCGAAGACTTCGAGAACAGGCGCGACACTTTCAATGTGTGGGAATATGTGTTAATCATAACACTTGGGCCAGCGCTCGCAGTTATAAACTTTATAATGCTGGTCCATAAAGGCATCAAACAACGCAAGCAGGGAAGGTAGCACAATGGCTAACATAGATTACGACGACAATTACGAATGGCTCTGCGAAAAAGCAAAGATACGGGAAGGGTTGGCGCAAGAGTGGCTCCGCGAAACCATAGCGGCAGGCGATTCGGACGAGCTTTACATCCCCATCGGGGACGACCTGACCCCGCTATTGCTGGAAGTGGGCAAGCGCTTCGCCGGCTTCGAGGAAGCGCTAGCGAAGGCCATAGACGCGAAGTATTATCAAGAGATTGACGACTACATGGAAAGCATTACAGACTGGCACGAGGAGTATGGGCTATGAGTGTGTGGCGCTACGGCCCACGCTATGCGCAGAAAAGTGTGTCAATCGCCGCAAACTATGCGCAGTAAAGTGTAACGTGTAAGGATTACTTACCAGTTCAACAGGAGAAAACGCTATGAATCTTGGCACAGAGCTAACGCGCTACCTTGCGCAAGGCATCGACCTGCAACACCGCCGGCTTGAGCGCACACGCTGCTTAGCAAACGGCGAGCCATACCAAAAACAATATGAAGAGATTGTGAAGTGGAAGCAAGACAGGCGTGAAGGTTCTTTGCGCAACGAAACCGTGTTCCCCGCAAACTGGGGCACAGTGTACGAAACCAACGACCGCTGGGAGTTTGGAGCATGATGACCATTGAAATATGCGAAGAGCAGTTGCACGCAATCATAATCAAAGAGCTGTCCGCACAGCTAAGCTATTTTAAACAGGACTTGGAAGAGGGCAGGGTGGGGACGTTCTCTTTCGATTGGGACGAGGACAGGAAGCAAGTGAAGCGTATGGTAAAAGCGCTTGAGCGCGTGCTTGACTGGTACGGGGTGACGCCATGACCATGACGACAGCAGAATTGATACAAGCCGGCCAGGACGCCGCAGAAGCCGCTGTGCGGGCCGCTGAGGCTAGGCAGTACGGCCCTATGCCTAACCCCTTTACGTCGCCTGAGAGCTACGAGGTGGACGCTCAGGTGCTAGTGTACTGTGGGGACACCAAAACGCCTGTCGTTACGCTGCCATTCTGGTCCGATCACGTGAACGGTGACGTGCGCGAGCGTGTCTTGGAGATTGCAAAACAGATGGCAGCAGCGTATGCTTATTCAACCGATTGGGACGTAACAGTACAAGTTATTATTAATCACAGGATGATAGCGTTATGAGTGATCCGTATAAACAATGTCGCTTCTGGTCTTACCATCGGAAATGTTTTTTAACTTACGACGAATGGATTAAGGAGAGCTGGGATGACTAAGAGTTTAACCGCAGCGCGCGCTAACGCGTACCAACTGCTGCTCAAGACGTACGAAATCCTGTACCGTGTGGAGCATCAGCTTAGCGACGACGAAGCGCGATTGCTTATTGACATTGCGCAAGCTATTGAAACGCTTGATGAAAAGCTGAACACTGACGAGGAGGAGCAGTGATGGAAGATAAACAGTTTCACGTCGAAGTGATTGAAGTAGTGGAGAACGAAGACGGCAGCGCTACGGTGGTGCTTGACATGAACAGCGAAGCGGCCCATGCGTTCCTTAGCTTGGGCGTGCTGCGTGCCATAGAGGCGGGACTTGAGGCTGCAGAGGAAGCGCAAAATGCTGACTGAAAAGCTGTCTGGCGTACTCACGGAAGCCATGCACGAGTTCGCTTCGGAAATCGTAGTGGCAGAGCTTCAAGATTATTATAACTTAATGGTTAGTTTTTATGTGTACCCGGAGGACGTAACCGTTTTGCGGGCCATTGAAACCGTACTGGGAGACTACATGGAAGCAGAGGAACATGCCGCATGGCTGCGCGACAACCGCTACGGGGGATTCTTGAGTGACGATACACACACCGATTAAGGAGAAGGAGATACTGCGCCGCCGGCTCGCTGCAGACGTAGCAGAGTACACGGCGAGGGGCGGCGTGACCGAAGCCATAACGCCGGAGCAGTACCGGCAGCACAACATTGAACGTGAAGCAAGGCGTGACAGAGAGTCCGCAATGCGAGACTTGGAGCAGCAGATGGACAGCAGCTACAACTCATGGGACTTGATCGACGTGCGCACCGAAGCACGTACCGGCCTGCTGTCCCGCACCTACGGCAACTTCGACACAGTTGACGGTGAGGACATCTACATGCCAGGAGATGGACCCTTAAGGGTTCGCAGGGAGCTTGACTTCTTCATGGAAACGGACCCCGAGGACATCGTAGATGACGAACCGTACGAAGACTGATCACTACCGGGACATCACGCGCCCGGAACTGGAGGAGCTGTACTACTACCTGTCAAACCCGGAGACAGACACCGAGATTGCAATGCAAGACATCGCCAAAGAATATGGAGAGAATGTGATGAATCTGCTTTTGTCCATGATAGACCATTGACTTTCACCGAAAAATATGGTAAGATGTTAGGCCCTTTACGGAGGACGTAATGCTTCAGCAGCGAAAAGCTAATTGCATAAGACACACAGCGTGTGAGTCGTGCGGAAGCAGCGACGCCAACGCAGAGTACGATGATGGCACCTACTTCTGCTTCTCATGCAACACATACACACCAGCCACCCGCAAACAACAGGAGCGGATAATGGAGGTTAGTCTAACGAAGGACGCAGAGCTGGAGCGCTTGATTGCTAAGTGGGCCGCAGCGCCTGCAACCAGCATCCCAGAGCGCAACATTACGTCAACGTACACAAAGCACTATGGCGTTGTGGTCGATGATGGCAAGCACTACTACCCATACTTCTCTGACGAGTCTTCAGAGCCTGTAGGTTTTAAGGTGCGTCATGTTGCCACCAAAGGCTTTGTGTCTATCGGTAATACGAAAGACGCTGGCCTCTTCGGGCAGCAGCGTTACGGCAACCACAACCAGCGACGCATTGTGGTTACGGAAGGGGAGCTGGATGCCGTAGCGGCCAACCAAATGTTCGATGGTAAGGCTGCTGTTGTGTCCCTTAAGAACGGCGCTGGCGCTGCGGGGCGGGACTTCAAGGCAGCGTACCAGTTCCTTGACGGCTTTGAAGAAATCATTCTGTGCTTTGACGCAGACGATAAGGGCCGTGAAGCTATCGAAAAGGCAGCGGAAGTATTCGCTGGCAAGCTGCGTGTCATGAAGCTAGACCCGCGCATCGGCAAGGACGCATGCGACTACCTGAAGGCAGGCCGCCAGAAGGACTTCACGGACGCGTACTGGAGCGCTTCGCTCTACACGCCGAAGGGTGTGCTGTCCAAGGACGAGCTGCTTGATCGCCTTCTAGCGCCCCGTCCGCGCAGCCTTGGCGACTACCCGTGGACTAAGCTAAATGAACTAACCTACGGCTTCCGCCCTACGGAGCTTGTCACCATCGCTGCAGGCAGCGGGCTGGGTAAGTCCAGCATCCTGCGTGAGATCGTGATGCACATCAAGAACACCACGAACAACCGCATCGGCTGTCTGTTCATGGAGGAGAGCGTCGAGCGTACCGCTGAAGGCTTCATGAGCGTGGACCTAGACACGCCGCTACACCTGCCCATCAGCACCGTAACGCGCGGCTCTCAGGAGTATTGTGATTCCTTTGAACGTGTGTATGGGGACGATAGGCTGTTCATCATGGACGCTGGCTTCGACATTGGCGCTAGCGTTGACGATGTTGTGTCCCGTGTACGCTTCCTAGCCAAGGCGCTGGACTGCAACGTCATTGTGCTAGACCACATCTCAATCTTAGTGTCCGCTGGTCAGCAGGGCGACGAACGCAAAGCCCTTGACGAGATCATGACTAAGCTGCGGACGCTAACCCAGGACACGGGCATTGTGCTGTTCGCTGTGTCACACCTCAAGCGCCCCGACGGTAAGGGCCACGAGGAAGGGGCCGCTACGTCCGTCGCGCAACTGCGCGGCAGTGCGTCCATAGCCCAGCTCAGCGACTTCGTAATCGGCTTGGAGCGTAACGGCCAAGCTGAGAATGTAACTGAACGCAACACCACGCACATTCGCGTGTTGAAGAACCGCTTCAGTGGCATCACCGGACCAGCCGGACACCTGCTCTACAATATGGAGACGGGACGGCTTACGGAACACACGCCGCCGGAAGAGGAGGCGCTATGAAGTCACCGTGTCGCAGCGAGTGTGAGCTGGAGGGGGACGTGTGCACTGGCTGCGGTAGAACCAAGGAGCAAATCGTGCGCTGGTCACGATACACCGACGAGCAGCGTGAACAAATTATGGAGGAATTAGGATGCGTCCCCGCTCAGCCTCAGCGCTTCGTGTCGAGGAGCTGGAAAGATTACTAGACCAAGTGTCTAAGAAGCTTGACAAACTAGAACGTATGTATTTCAACAAGGGAGTAGATGATGATTCCAACAAGCAACCCAAGCTACAGCGCCTTCATTCATGCGAGTCGGTACGCTCGCTGGCTGGAGGACGAGCAGCGGCGCGAGACGTGGGACGAGACGGTTAACCGCTACGTCGGCTACTGGAAAGACAAGGGCATGATCGGCGGCAATGAAGTCAAGCGCTTCAAGAAAGCCATCCATGACCTTGACGTAGTGCCGAGCATGCGCGCCCTCATGACGGCTGGCCCCGCGCTGGACCGTGACAACGTAGCCGGCTTCAACTGCGCCTACCTTGCCATCAACGACCCGAAAGCTTTCGAC